CCCCGACACTGCTTATTCCCGCTGCACCGCTCAGTCCGAAGGGTGTATTTGTGAAGCGTGTTGTACGCGTCACAACCACTACTACTACCTCAGTTATAGGGAAATAATATGAGACGCTCCTGTTTGTTGTATGCATTGGTTTGTTTATGGTTAACAGGTATTACGGGTCACTGTACTAGTGCGGTGACCCTTGCATGGGATGCCAATCCTGAAGCTAACATCGCGGGTTATAAACTCAAATATGGTCTTGCCTCAAAGTTATATTCTGTAGTTGTGCCTACAGGTAAAGTGACCGAAATAACCATACCAAATATGGTTGAAGGCACACAGTATTTCTTTGCGGTCAGTGCTTTTACCGATGAAGGCCTGGAAAGTTTAGACAGTGATGAAATATCTTATGTGATTCCTACCAACGATACTGATTGGCCTGTGACATATACAACGGCAGTGGTGTATGTGGATAGTGAGGAAGTTAATGGCTATGATGCTTTTTTTGCAATTGATAAAAACCCAAACACTTTTTGGCATACTGCATGGAGGCAATCTAAACCTCCTTTTCCGCACGAAATTCAAATTGACTTGGGTGGAGCGCAAACAATAAAAGGATTTACCTATCTGCCTCGTCAAGACGCTTGGCTAAACGGTACGCTTGGACAATACGAGTTTTATGCGTCCGTTAGCCGATTAGACAGAGGACTTGCAGTTGCCAGCGGAACATTTGCAGTTGACCGTACATTAAAAACAGTTTATTTTCCTGCTGTTATGGCGAGGTATGTTATCTTAAAAGGTCTTAGCGATCCAACTAGCGGTACACAGATGGCCGCGGCTGAAATAGCTGTGATAACTGATATGGTTAGTTTGCCTAAGCCTAACGGACCAAAGAATTTGTATCTTAAAAACATAACACGCTTGCGATGAATAGAGAAGAAATTAATACACTAGTTGTAAGTGATATACATTTAGGAACAAGTGTCTCGCAGAAAGATAAGTTTCTAAATGTCCTTGATCTTAATTTTAAAACTCTAATTATCAATGGAGATCTTTTTGATAATTATAGTTTTCATCGGTATGATAAAAAAGATTGGAAGATTTTATCAAAGATAAGAAAGCTAACCAAGACCCACAGTGTTGTTCTTGTACACGGAAACCATGATGAAGATTGTGAGTTTATTACTGGAGTTACAGGAATGCATTTTGTTGAGAACCATAGCATGGTGATAAACAACAGAAGTTTTTATTTAGAGCACGGTCATCAATATGATAGGTGGACCAGCGAGCGTCCGTTAGCCACTTGGTTCTTTACCGGCTTATATTACTGGTTTCAAAAGTTTGATCCTTCGCACACTCTTACGCGACACATTAAAAGACTATCCAAATCGTGGATAAGAGCTAAAGATATTGTTCGTTCAAAGTTTGTCTTGAAGCATCAAAAAACAGCAGAGATACTCATGGCAGGACATACGCATTATCCGGAGATACGGCACTTTGCGAGATGTACATACATCAATACCGGGAGCTTTTGTGCTGAGTCATGTTCTTATTGTATTATTGATGATTACGGAGATTTTGAATTGGTTTACGTTTAATTTTATGCCATATTTGGTAGCAAACACACCACCAATAGAGGTCTTTATAAGAAAAGAATTTCTTTATGATTTTAATTATGACGCCAATAAACAATTACTTGGCGAAGGAGAGTTTGAATCGGCGCATTGGATAACAACAAAGTCTATACCAAATCAAGCATTATATTTTGAATCGCTGATACACAATTATGGTGCGCTATATGATAAATTACCTTTACATGCTTATGTGTGGAAAACAGATGTAGATAAAAATAAATTGTATCCTTTAAATTGGTTGCAGCTTTGGGATTGTTTTTCATATAATATTGCCGTTATTAAAAAACAGAGATTGCGAAATGCAAGATGCGAAGTGGTAATGAAAGATAAGAGTAGAGCGCCTGGCTATTATTTGTTTACTATAGATTCATGTTCATCTGAGCCAAATGAATTGGACGTGTCTTGGGCCGAAACACCAAACGAACACAAATCATTTAATATCATAAAGTTAGACAATGGGCAGTTTGCGGCTCAACCCAATAATCGTATAATATGGAAGCACCAGTCGCAAACACCGTCTACCAGTTTAAAAATTCCATACTTTAACTTTTCAACAAAAACCTGGATATGCGAAAATCAGGACAGATGGACAGCCGCCAACGCTACCAAATTTAATTATGATGAATAACTTGCTATGCTTTTAATAGAAACATATTTAGCGCAATCTCCTGGTATGGGCCTTGGCTTATTTTCTAAAAACTTAGTTGCAAAAGGTACCATCATATGGAAATTTGCGGAAGGATTTGATATAAAAGTTGATAAGCAAAAATACAAATCTTTATCGGAAATCCAAAAGAAGTTTGTAAATAAATATTTTTGGGCAGAAGGAGATTATTTGTATTCTTCCTGTGACCATTCAGTTTTTCAAAATCATAGTAGTAATCCTAACTCTATAGCAACAGGCAAGAATGAAATGATAGCCGCTAAAGATATTTACCCCAATGAAGAAATAGTAGTAAGCTATGATACATTTGATGATGACTTTGACAATTATAAAGAAAGCTTAATTGAGGCTTATGAAGAAAATAAAAGGTCTCTTTTGTGAAATTATTACGAAAATACTATCATAAAGTCCTTTACATTTGCCTAAAAATATTGTATAATAAACTGTAATGAAAAACAAATATACAAAAGAAACTTTAAAAGCCGCGCTTCAAGTGGGTGCCCACGCCGTAACATTTACAAAGAAGGACGGATCAGTTCGTGAAATGATTGCTACTTTGCATGCCTCTGATATCCCAAGTGAGCATACACCCAAAGGAACCGGTCTTATTAGTGATGCTGCTGATGCACCGCTGCGCGCATATGACATTGCCAATGATGGCTGGCGTAGTATCAATGTTAGCACGGTCACCAGCGTGATTCCATTCAATAACGGCTAATCATGAGTACACAATTTAAAGCAGGGCGCGTAATTGCGCCTGATTCCAAATGGACTGGTGAGGAACCAGATTGGCATGGATGGGAAAAGTGGGACACAGAAAAGTTCTATCGCACGCGTCAACGCGCACTGCAATTCTATAACTATTACCTTGACGCCGCAGCAATGAAGCCGATGGTATTAGCATGGATGAAGAAGGAAGGCTATTCTCAAACCGAGATTGCCGTAATTAAAGATGCCAACGCAAATGTATTGCCAACCACTGTGGGTAAACTTGTGCGTTGTCTTGAACGCGGCATGCCAAGTCTTCACCCTGAAGCGCACAGCTACTTTGCGGCACTCCCTGGGCATGAACATCCACCAACTCCTAAGGATGACCGCAGTACAGCCAAAGGTGAAATTAACAATGCTCTTGCAGTATTGAGCAATGTCAAGTATGTTGCTGCGCTGGAAAACGCTACGCCTAAAGCATATGCACCATCACCATTGGAACGTATCAAAACTAAAGTTGAAAAGGAAATTGTTGGTGCACTACTTGAGCCACTACTTGATGCATGGTGCGATACGCGTGCAGAGGTTGCAACTGTCAATCTTGTAAGTTACTTGCGCGATGGCAAGGTGCCAACTCAAGGGTGCAAGTTTATCCTTGAATGGCTAAATGCAGTGCATGCTGAATTTAATGGCGCTTACTCTAAAGAAGACCCACAACTCGTTGAAGGATATGACTATATTCCTAGAGCTGATCTTCGCAAGATTGTTAAGAACCTTGAAACCATGATTGGCGACGTCAATTCACATGCCAAAATTAAGGTGAGTATGCGCAAGCCGCGCACCAAAAAAGTTAAGGACGCAGGCAAACAGGTTGCACGTCTTAAGTATCAAACCAACAGCAGCGAATACAACATAGACAGCATTAGCCCATCGCGTATCCCTACGGCACAAAGACTCTATGTGTTTAATACCAAGACACGTCAACTGGGTGTTTACTGTGCAAAAGGCAGTGCAGGATTTGAAGTGAAAGGCACCAGCATCAAAGGCTATGACGAGAGCACAAGTTACACTGCAACATTGCGCAAACCTAAAGACTTGCTTAATGCAGTGTTGAGCAGCACGCCTAAAGTATTGGATAAAACACTTGACAACTCTAAGCTTAATAAAAAACCAGCAAACGGCCGGTTTAACGAACACACCATCTTACTTAAAGTAATTGAAAACAAACTATAATGACAACAGAAGAATTGCCTATTAAAGTATTGAGCAAACAGGAGTTTGCAATGCAAATTGAAAGGCGCGTCCAGCGCAAAGAAATGGGTTACCTGGAAGCCATTATTGACTATTGTGATGATCACGGGTTTGAGGCCGATGACATATACAAGTTGGTTGTTGGAAGCCTTAAGGAAAAACTTGAAGCTGAAGCACAGCGCAATAATCTATTACCCAAAACGTCAACAGGTGCATTTGTGTGATTTGTCTTTCCACCGAAACTGGCATTGCACCATTTGATGTATGGAGTATCTATACATCAATAAATTTGCATTTTAAAAAAGGTGGCAGCTATGACGCATTTAAGTTTAACTTTAAAGGCCCGCGCCTAAAGCGCGAAAGCTTTATGGCAAATCGCAACCGTTACTCTTTTGAAAAACTAGCGCGCACATATCCCAAAAAGAATGACTTGATTTGCTATTTTATGAGCAATGTAGTTGCGGGCAATGCATGGATCAACAACATGAATGACACAGCATACAATCAATGGCTTGCAAAGATTCAAGCGTTGGACTATAGCTTTAAGGCTGAAATGAGTGATGCTGCAGCTGTTGCAGAGCGCAATGGTTATTCATTTGACCAACTCTTTAATCCACGCGACAAAAGCGATGTACCCGCAATCTATAAACTATATCAAGCCGAAAGAGTAAGCCTTGAGTCACTGGCCATACTTGACAATCTGCTACACTATACCAAGAGTATAAATAAAAATCTTAGCGATCCGCTTGAAATATCGTCAGATATATCTCACCGCATCATTAAGTATAAACCTTTCCTACGCTCAGAAATGAATGTAGAAAAACACAAAAATATTGTAATTAATTTGTTTACAAGTGTAAGCAAATAGGTTATAATAATTACACAACGCAATACAACAACAACACACTGTAAAAAAAAATAATATGTCATTTGAAAAACTAAAACAAAATCGGTCAGACGCAATTAACAAACTTGTTAATGCTGCTGAAAAAGTCGGAGGAGCTACCAAAACTTATGGTGATGATCGCCTATGGTCGCCAGCCGTTGATAAAGCAGGCAATGGTTATGCCATCATTCGTTTCCTGCCAGCAAAAGAAGGCGATGACCTGCCATGGGCTCGCTTTTGGGACCATGGATTTAAAGGACCAACTGGTCGCTGGTATATTGAAAACAGCTTGACAAGCATTGGCCAAGCCGATCCTTGCAGCGAAATCAACAGCGTACTGTGGAACAGTGGCAATGAAAAGGATAAGGAAATTGCACGTGACCGCAAGCGTCGTTTGCATTATGTGTCAAACATTCTTGTGGTTAGCGATCCTGCAAATCCAGCAAATGAAGGTAAGGTTTTCCTCTATAAGTATGGAAAGAAAATCTTTGATAAGATTATGGATATTATGCAGCCTCAATTTCAAGATGAGACTCCGGTTAATCCATTTGATTTTTGGGCTGGTGCAAACTTCCGTTTAAAGATTCGCAACTTTGAAGGATACCGCAACTATGATAAGAGCGAATTTGACAAGACAAGTGAATTGTTTAATGGTGATGAAGCACAACTTGAGGAAACCTATGGCAAACTCTATAAGTTAAGCGACTTTACTGACCCGAGCAATTACAAGTCATATGCTGAATTAAAGCGCAAGCTTGTTGAAGTTCTTGGCGCAGAAGCTGCTGGCGCTAGTCACGAGAGTGAAAGTGTTGAAGCTCCATCACGTAGTGTTGTTGGTCGTACAGTTGAAGCGGCGGAACCACAGCGCACCGTGCAAAGCAGTTATGAAACAACTGTGCCGTCCTCAACAGTGTCTGATGACGACGATGACGACAGCCTTAGCTACTTTGCCAAGCTGGCACAAAGCTAATTGTTAAAACACAAATGCGCAAAGGCTTCTAACGCGGCCTTTGCGCATTTTCATATAAATATAGTGTATGACTGTTAAACCATACATCAAAGTATTTAGTATAGGCACCTGCAAAGATTGTGCAATCTATCATCAAACCGTGCATGATTTTTGCGATGAATACTCTGTTGAGTATGACATTATAGACGTTGATCGCGAAGAAAATTTGCATGAGATACTAGCACGCAAGCTGCTATATATACCATCAACACTTGTATTTAAAAACGGCACCCTGTTAAAGCAGGCTGGTGAGATATTAACAAAACAACAACTAACTCAACTTGTATATGGTATTTGAAGAAACTTCTTTTGATTTTGGTTTTACGGCTGTCCATGAAGATGAACTAAAAAGTGTACAGGATGCGGCTGAGTGCAGCGCACTGGCAGCAACAACGCAAACCAAATTGGACAAGCTTTATAAAGCAATACTTCCATTGCTAGACAATCTTAAAAAGAATCCTGAAAAGGACTATATCTTTTGGCCTAAACGTACGGACAAAATAAAATCATTTGAGGCAATGATTGAACAAATCTACAAAGCCTAGCCAGCATATACGTTTCCGCCAGCAACACACACTGAGGCTGTAAAAGTGTTGGCGTGGCTGTCAAGCAAGTCGCCGTTGCAGTGCACCGCGCGTCCATTTACAAACACCGTGGCACTGCCAATTTTAGCCTTTTCGCCACATACGGTGGCATCACCAACAGCTACTGCTTGATACCCACCTATGTATACAGTGTTGGCGTTGCTAGCATATGGCGAATTGGTATGAGGCGTGCCTCCGTCAACTGGCGTGTGTGTGCTAGCATAATCAGCTCCGCATCTTGCAATACTCTTACCCATAATTATACGCTTGCAAAACCCATTGCACTGCCAGTCATTATTGGATCGTATGAGCTGTTGGTATTGTTTACTGAGCTTTGTGTTGTATTGCTAATGTTGCCACCATAATTATTAACAATTACCGGTGATACTGATATATTACTACCGCTGCTCATCAGTTGGGCGCCAGTGGTATTTGCCGTATTTGTTATGGATGCCGTACCTGCTGCTGGTGTTAATGATGCCGCAGAATCCGGTGCGGGTGTTTTATATTTCCACCCAGAGGCCTCATAATCATTCCATGATTCATATCCCGCTTCTTTAGCTTTTGACGATTTTTCGCCATCGGTTAATGATTGGGCGCCAGTCATGGGTGTGCCGCCACTTGCCGCAGGCGCCGCCCCGCCAGCTTCTTTTCCAGCAGCCTTAAGGCCGGCATATTCATAAATGCTGTCAGGTATTGCTTTTGCAACCCAATGCATTGGATTAAACACGCTAGTGTCAGATTGTTTAGGCAACACACTCGCTAATACACTTTTTGCAAACCCTTCAGCGAGATTGCCAATGCCACTTAATGCGCTGCTAGTCATAGCTTCCATTTGAGCACCAAGATTGGTAATTAATTGCGGTAGCTTCATTATCCAATCAATGAAGCCATCAATTGCTTCGCCTACAGCATCAAATACAGTTTTGTATATATCAGCAAAAGAAAAGCTATCTAAATATTTGCTTATGGTGTCAAAGCCAAATAGTGCGGCCATCCAAGAAACCGCTCCTTTGACCGTATCAAGAATTCCTCCATAAAAACCTGACCATATGCCAGTTACCGAAAAATTTTCAAACAGTCTAGATATGTTTTCCCATGAAAACATATTGGTAATCCAATTCAAAATCTTTGCATGTAAAGCAAAAACCATTTCTAAACCTTTATTGATAGAGTCAGTAAACGAAAAATTATCCAAAGCATTTGCAATGTCAAATGCGCCAAGCATAGTAGCAATCCATGATACTCCTCCTTTTAACGTATCCAGCATACCACCAACAAAAGTTGCCCATATGCCAGCCACGTTAAAATTTTCAAAGGCTTTGGAGAATTTTTCAAACGAAAAGATTGATTTAAACCAGTCAAATGCGTATATGACTGTATCAAAGATTGCATCTACACCATCTTTAAGTAGTTGCGAAAAGGAGAAGCTGTCAAGCAACTTTGAAAAATTTTCAAAGCCTAACTTATTAGCAATCCACGAAACTATATCTTTTACCAAATCAACAAGACCTCCAACAAGACCAATTAACAATCCACTAATTGCTCCTTTGATTGCGCCAAGAACGCCGCTTTCTTTATATCCTTCAAATGCGCCCATTACCGTTTCATATATTGCAGTAATTAAAACCAATGGTTTGGCAAGAGCTTTAAGCAAGCCAAACACAGCTGGCAATACACGAGCTATTGCTTTACCTATTGAAACTCCGGTTTTAAATCCTCGAGCAAATACTCCAAATATATTGCCTACCGTTGTAAAAAATTTTGCAATATTTGGAAACACCTTGGCCACACGCGTACCTATGGTGACACCTTCCTCAGCCGCGCCAAACAGTGGACGAATTATATCGCTTACAGCGCGCAATGCACCAGTGAATCTAGCCCATGCTGCGGTTATTTGAGATATTGTATTTGTTACAGATTTGACAAGTGCAGATTCCATGGCTAAACCAACTAAACCTTCACCAATAAGTTTTACACCAGTAAATAATAAAGATAGTATAGTGCGTATGCTATTAAATCCTTTAATTATAGCCGTTCCTATTTTGGTATTGGCCAAAAACTTAGAGGCTGCCGTAGCAATGCGTGAAATGTATTGCCCAAAACCTTTTAAAATGTTGCCTATTTTAGAGACACCCAAACTTATATTTTTATATATTTTGGGGTCTCTAATTAGAGCTGCAAACATAGTTGCGGTTTCAGTAACAAATCCTACAACGGCGCCAGCAATTAAACTGGCCGCAAAAGCAAGAATGCCGCCAAGGCCGCTTTCGCTATTTTTTTTATCTTTCTTTGGTTTTGCTTTAGGCTTTATATCTTCCTTATCACGCCCACGCAATGCAGCAAGAAGATCTTTACGGTTTTCTTCTTGCTGCATATCATTGCTGGTAAAAAATTCTAACAACTCTTTATTGGTGCGGCTGATATCGGATACCATACGGCGCAAACTGGTGACAACAGATAACAACTGCCCACCATTGTCAACACGCTCACCTTCGGCCTGTGAATCAATCAAAAGACTGCGAACAAGCAATTTATTGTTGTCGTCTATGGTATCGGACAACACGCGATGCGAAAGGTTTAAACTTTTAAGCTGTGCGATTACTTCTGCTAATTGACTGGTTTCAGTATTGGCCATTGTTTTAGTTGCTATTTTTGCGCTTTTGTTCTTCTTCTTTAAGATGTGAAACAAGCATTGAAATGTATATTTCCCTCTCCCATGGTATCATCATATCCAATTCGCTCAATGAGTATTTGTGGTGCTGCATTAGTGCAAAGTTAGTTTGGAAATAATTAACCAGTGATTCATGCGAGAGGGCTAATCGAAAAAAGATTGTGTGCCAGACAGTTCCAATGTGTTGTCATGGCCGCAGCCTTTGCATTTAAATTTTACAGTTTCTTTAAGCGATGGGACGGCCGCAATAAATGCTTCAATCTTTTGCATTTGTGAGCGATTAAGGCTGTTGATGAAAACAATCAATTCAGCCTTGGATGAATTTTCACTTGGGTATACTTTATCAGCATCAAAGATACTTTCAATACTTGCAATAACAACTTCATTGATAAGATCGCTTTGGCTCTTTTTGTCATCGGTTAGCGCTCCCATATCTTTAACGCGAATGTAACGCATATTGACGCCAACACTATCGGTTATCATAATTGTCTTGGATACGCTGTCATCAAATTTTACAACCACTTCATCAAGGTTAATATCAACTGGGTTTGGCACTTCACAAGCGCTGCACTTGATGTTGACACTGCTAATTTCTCCAACGCTTTTGCTGCGAAGTTTTAAGAAAATATATTCAAGGTCAAACGATGTTAACACATTAACATCGACTTTTTCAAATGTACATGCACGAATAATATCTTTCATTGCATTTAACATTTCACGCGACTCTTGTGACTCTTGCGCCATAAGCAAGATCTTTTCTTCTTTTACAAGAAAAGGACGATATTCAATAGCCTTCTTTGTGGAAGGAATTTCAACAGTATACTTTGGGGATTCTAGGATTGGTAATGCCATAATTTAATTTATAATATAATTTTAAGGTAGTTTTTGTGATGACCAGGTGTTGTATGTAAACACCACCGTTAACTTTTGAACACTATTTTCTGATGAGTTGTCCAATTCAATAGAGTTAACACCAACTGGCCATGCATATGGCAGAGTAACTTGATACACCGGTTGATCGGCTTCATTCAACTGCTGCAACAAAATGGTCTTTGCAAAAGTATTTGTATAATTAGCGAAGTATGTGTCAGGATTTATTATTTTTAGCAGCCATTTGTCAAAAAGATTTTTAACATAATAGTCGTTTGTCAAATAAAATACACAAGTAACATCCTCATCAGTATAGCCAGTGGGAATTTTGTTTTCGTTGCGCCACACTGAAAAGTCCGTGGTTACTATTTGCCGTCCGGGCAGTGTACAACTCTCACAGAGCAAAGACAGGTCTTTGCCATCTTCGCCATCAATTGGGTTTGATATTATAACACGAAACCGATTGTCACGCGACAATCCTGCATGACGTTTGATGGTGCTTTGCAGGTCTTGAATTGATGTTGATGGCATGGTTAAAATTGTTTAAGAGATTCTTTCCATACACTGGTCTTATCGGCGCCAACAAATTGCCATGTTGGTAAGCATACCGCAATCTCCCAATCTGTGGATGGCACTTCAACAGGCACACTTTGCAGGTGTGAAAACAGGTAATGTTTAAAGCACGGCGCAAAGTATTTAAGACTGCTTGCAGCGCTCAACATATTGTATGTTAACTTAAACTTGGTGCTTTGATCATACTTATTGTTGTTGGCAAATGATAGCAACTTGTCAAAAAATATTGCACGCAAACGATTGGGTAGGTAATGCAGGTTAAGACCGTAAAAACCGCCTTTGGCTTTGCCTACCATAATCACTAGCGGAAAGCGGTCATAGTATGGCAATTGTTCTTTGCCTTTTGGGTCATAAAAAAACATAAACATGCGCCCAGGCAATGGGCGTGGCGCACTGTGTAGAGCCTGGTCTTTAAGCAACTTTCGGCGATTAATATTGCTTAGCGTCTTTAGCTTGTCAAAGAACCACGCTCGAGACGCATCTGTGCGCGCAGCTATACCACTCGCTGATAACTTATCATGATACTTTTCAAAAGTAAAGCTGGTTCCTGGAGTGTTGATGGCCATATACTCAGGTATATTTATATGGCTTAGCCTTTAAGCAATAAGCGTATACCCAGTGCTTTTAGCGTATCTTCATGCCAAACTTCAAATTTCCATCCACGCTGCTGCGCATATGCGGCCGCAGCTTCCCATTTGCTTATGTTCTTTACATACTTTAATACTTCGGTAAGATAACCTCTGCTGGCGCGTGTTTTTTTCTTTGGCTCAATCGTTTCTTTCTTTGGCTTGATTTCAACCAGATATGTGTCACCATTCTTAAATGTAATTTTAAGATCCACAAAATAGCGATGGATGCGATTGTCTGTTTTGCAGCGGTATGGCACAACTACTTCTTCGCTACTCCATTGCACAATTGCATCATTGTTGTCGCACCATTTAAACACGGCACGCTCCCATGATGAGCGGTATTCTATACGGTGAAAATCCCCTTGATATTTTGCAAGATTTTTAGGATTAAATTTGCCGCGGTAAGCCATATAAATAGTTATAGTATTTATATGCCCACACCTTTAATATATCCAATGGAATTGGCCAGTTCAACCAATCGCCCAATGATACAATTTAGTAGCACGTATGGCACGCCATCAGTCACTTCATATATTTATATGCCAGTTCCAATGAATATTTCGTTTGCGGATGGCGCTACATACAATGACGTTGAGCTTGGCTTTGTTGGAGCTTCAATTGCAAAACTTGGACAAGATGGAGCGGTGGGCGCAGCTAAAGCCGCGGTTGCTTCTATGCCCAAAAGCTTGGGAAACTTGGCTCAAGGCTTAGCTGAGCTTAGCGGCGCGCCCACGGAAATTAAAGCCGGTGTTAGCATTGGCATTGGTGCAACGCTAAACAAAAATATAACAACTCAATTTACTGGTACAGCTACACGCCAATATCAATTTGAATTTAAATTTATTGCTAGCACCGCGGCCGAAAGTAAATTGATAGCCGACATTTTAAAAACATTTCGTCTTGGACTGTATCCTAAAGGCACACAGTATCAGTTGCAATACCCTCCAACATGGAACATAAAATTTATTAACGGCGCTAGTGACGGGCGTGAAATTTCGTTTTTGCCAAAAATATTTCCAGGCTGTTATCTTACCACAATGACAAGCACATATAACAGTATTGCCAACATGTGGAGAGTAGACGGATCGCCTCTTGATACATCAATGACATTAACATTCATTGAATCGCGTGCGCTTACACAGGATGATATACAAAAACTTGTTGTGACACCTGGGAGACAGGAGACGCTAGCTCAAGATTTTGTGGCTACATACAATATGCCATCCAACGAAAGTGATATAAGCAATGATAGTACGGCATCTTCCACCGCAACGCAAACACTCGTGCAAGCAACATTAGGTTAATAATATGGCTAATCCTTTTTTTTCAAAGTTTCCAAGTCTACAATATGATATATCTGGAGAAGGCAATTTTGTCACTCTAACCGATATATCACGAACGGTTGACATTAGTAATATCAATGAGGACTCCGTTTCATACTATACATTTTATGATATACAAGATGGCGATCGCCCAGACATCATATCTCAAAAATTATATGGCACTCCCAATTACTATTGGACGTTTTTCATTCTAAATGACCAGCTAAAAACTGGAATTAACAATTCTTGGCCATCTTCAGCTGCCAATTTTGAAAAAATGATTAGCAATGAATATGATGACTATAGTGCAATAATCTTTAAGCCTGAACTTGCATATGCTGGCTCTCTAGTTCAAGGCCGCGGCGATTTTTCGGTGATTCCCCTTGATTCTAAATATGCGCCATCAATAAAAATAACTGATATCAGCAACACATACACTGCAAGCATATTAAAGTATGACTATGCCATGATGCAATTGGTGGTTTATAATATTGTTGAAATTTCCACCGGAAAAACATCAAGCGCAATCAAAAATGCATTTTTGAATTGCGAGGAGTTTAAATTAAATTGGGTTAACCATGCGGCGGTGACGCCTGTTGCAGCTACATTGACCACTGGAGATGCTGTCACAAACAACCAAATATTATACACAGCTCTTGAGGCTGGAAGCAACGGTAATAATATTAGTATAACATATGACAGCGCTTCCTCTTCCCAAATAACACACAGCAATATCAACGGCCTAAGAAGCATTGTTATAAATCCAGAGCTGTATGAATCTGTTGTTTTTGACTTGAACGACAACAAAAGTATATTTTTAGTTAAAGTAATTGACACAAATGGGGTCCCTTCGCTAAACATCGGCCAGGAGATATTCACAACAACTGGTAGTCTAGGCGACCCAGGAAACACATGGGTTCTGCAAGCCATCGGAACACCAAATAATTACCGTTGGGAGCTTTCTGGGAGTGACGCCGGTATAGCATATGATTTTTATTCAAGCCTCTATAACGTCACTTTTAATTTCTCACGTTATGATAGAGTCTCAACGCAAGCACTTGCTAATCCTTTTTACATTTATCCACTTGATTACAATAACGTAGCAATTGTAGCCGCAATTAATAGCCACACTGTTATTAGCAGCTACTTAAAAGCCGAAACCATATTGCCGTTATTTCCGACAGGCGAGGGCAATCTTGACATGTCCGATAGAGCTGTTGCGGATATGCGCAAAACGTCATTGTCAGGCGGTCTTGATGCTGTACCCACCGACCCAACACAACTAGCACTTTATGCCACAGTGGCAGCTGCTGAAATTGAATGGGTAAATCGTATAATTGCGCAATATGATAAAATTGATGGCTTTAAAAATGGCATAACGGGCAGTGCGTACGATCAGGTTTTAAGTGGCGTCCTGTCAAAGGATGCGTATGTTAGCAATAAAACATACCATAAAGCATCGCATTTGGAGTTTTGTTCATGGGAATATTACAAGTATGCTCCTTATGAATATTTTAAACGTGATGAACTTGATTCAACCGTCACACGCCCGGACAGTGCATTTGGTATAATTACCGCCAACACACCAGACATGGTCTATATATCTGGCGTTACAACGCCAGGTGTAAATAACACGTTAACGCGTGTGACAACCAGCGATGGATTAAACAGCTTGTTTACTAATGCTACTCGTGCATGGGTTGATGCCGCTTTTTACGAATCCTCCGGGCCCGACGTATATGTACCATATGCCGTCACCTACTTGTATTACAACGGCATCTACTGGGATTTGGTTACATTTGCCGCAAACAGCGGGTTTGCAACCGTTATATTTCAGGCCACATCAGATTATACATCAAATTCAATATGGCCATCGGCCTTAACATACACTACCTATGATGATAATACTGATACACCGGTTGTTGCTAGGCAATATATTCCTAATATCAGCTATTATGAAAAAGAACAGCTCGACAATGACGCCAAAAGAAAAATAAAAGTGGTTCGTCCAGATCTTATACGCAATTTTGAAAAAACGTATTTTGCCGTGTTGGCATCTTAAAGTATGGCCGAATATCAAATTAATGGACCAGTTACGCGAAATACACCAAAAGGTATTTCTAGTGCCGACAATAGTGCAACCATACCAAGTGCATACTTGGTAAAGACGTTAAGCATTAAAAATTCAAAAGGCAAGACGGTTGATATGCAGAGTTTAATAACTTCGTTTACCATTACTGAAGAACTCTTTTCTCCTGTTATTATATTTAACGCACGTATACGCGACAATGTAAATTTCTTTGAAGACTTTGCGATTAGCGGACAAGAAATTATAAATGTCAAACTGCAAAAGATTGATACGAGAAATGGCTCGGATCGGCTAGTAAATTTAAATTTTACAGTAAAAGAATATCCCAATTACGAAAAGACACCCAACAGCATATCAGTGCAAGAATACAATTTGATAGCTGTAAGCGATTATAGCTATCTAAGTATGCTTAAACGCATTAGCCGCAGTGTCAAAGGAAATGTAGTTGAAAATATTCAGCGCATTTTTGAAAAGGATTTAAATGTAACGCGCGTACTCAATGTAGGCAAGTGTACAACGTCCTTTGACGGCGTCATAACCATTCAAAGCCCGCTTAAAGCAGTAGAATGGTTACGACAAAAAGCCTATGATGCCGACGGTGCTCCTTTTTTTGTTTACAATACCATTTCCAACGGCATTGTGCTAATCAAGTCGCTGTCAAACATGATTAAATCACCGGTATATTCTACATATCGCTATCATCAGTTTTTAAAAAATAGCCCAGAAAATCCAGAGTCATACGCAGAAGCTATGGGTAAGATTTTAAAAATGCGCAGCAACATCAAGTTGGATAAATTAAAGCAAGCTACCGAAGGCGGATTTGCAAACAAAACTGTGATTACTGACTATGCAAAAAAATCGTTTTTATCAAAGATATTTAATTTGGGTAAAGATAAGAATGTGTCTGCAAATAGAATATCACTCAAAAGCGGATATGGAGAAGCAATGAACTTTTTTACAAATGGCAAAACAGCCAAACCTGAGAATTTAACAACTTCTCCTGATGCTAGCCGCACTCTGCTATCAACAAACAGCAGTGCAAACAGCAATGGCAAACCAAGTTCCGCGCAAATAATAAGCGAAAACATCGGCCGCGCCAAATCTTATCTTGCCAATCTTGAAAGCATGAATCACGAAATTGAAGTATTTGGCGACTTTATACTCAATCCTGGCCGCAAAATAAAAATTGAAATACCCAAATCAACAAATATAAACGAATACAATTTAAATATAAACAAAGGAAATACTGAAGAACTTGACCTGTCGTTGAGCGGAGAATATATAGTGGCGGTAGCGGTGCATTCGTTTAAAGAAGGCGTATATACAACTCGGCTAAAAATAATTAAAGATAGCGCATAATGAATATTACCAATTGGTTTACGGCTGTGGTTGAAGATGTAGGAGACCCGTTGCAACAAGGTCGCGTTCGTGTAAGATGTCTTGGTTATCACACCGATGACACAGCCGAATTGCCTAAAGAAGATTTGCCATGGGCCACCTGTATAATGCCAGTTACCAGCCCGTGTGTTAGCGGCATTGGCCAAAGCGCAACTGGCCTTGTTGCCGGCTCGTGGGTATTTGGTTTCTTTAGAGATGGCACCGAATTGCAAGATCCTGTTGTAACTGGGAGTATACCAAGCGCCACTGGTTATGACAACGGATTGGGCACAGTTGGCCAAGGTTTTGGCGATCCACACGGTGTATTTCCAAGCAGAGCTGGCAGCGATACACCAGCCGGTGCAACAATAAATGCTAGAAGCGGCCCAGGCTATGCTGCACAAGCAACTGGCGCACAAACCTTTAATGGCTGCGCGGTAGGCACTGGAGGCGCGTGCAGCAGCCTTGAACAAGCTGGGCCGCCAATAGTTGTCAACAGCGCAGCCAAAACAGCAATTATACAAGCCGCGCAAAGTAAGGTTGGCAATACATATGAGACAACAGAAAACCAAGGACCTGGTATAGCTGAAATGTGGAAAGCCACAAGTTATTCAGATGGATACAATGCGCGCGCGCCATGGTGTGCAGCATTTGTTTGTTGGTGTATACAACAGAGCGGTGTGTTTAGCGAAGCTGATCGCCCAAAAAGCGCAAGCGCATTTAAAAATGGCGGCTATGAAGCATGGGCACGCAGCAAAAGCAGTGTTGTCAAATTGACTACCAACCCATCTAAAGTATATGCTGGCGATCTTGTGATTTTTGGGTTTAGTCATATTGGCATAGCCACAAGCGACAGCGATGCCAACGGTTCTTTTTCTACCATTGAAGGCAATACAAATGCGGCTGGCAGCCGTGAAGGCAATGGCTGTTATGCAAAGACACGCAAAATATCACTGGTTCGCAGTACTTGTACCATAATTGCTTAATAAATACACCTATGGCAAACAATGAAACATGGGGCCCGCCGCAGCCAACTGATGGTTCAACATATCCATTTAACAATGTTACGCAAACACGCGGAGGCCATATTTTTGAAGTTGATGATACTCTTGGCAATGAGCGGCTCCTAAGACAACACAAGAGTGGAACCAGTGAAGAGGTTAACTCCACTGGCGATCGCACAATTAGCGTATATGGCAACGGCTATAAAGTGGTTCATGGCGAAGACAACATTACTGTTGAAGGCAATGTTAATATAACCGTGGTGGGCAACTGCAATACCATTGTCAATGGCAATTATAATCTTGAGGTTAATGGCGATTACAATGAAACCGTAAAAGGCGTACGCCGTACTAAAGTGGGCGGTCAATATGTAATGGAAATTGCTGATGAATATGCAATGAACATTGGCGCTAGCGCTAAGGTAACTGTGCACACTGACTATTCATTGCATGTAAGCGGTAAGAATACTCTTTTTGTTGGCGGTGAAAACCGGTGCGATGTGTATAGCACCAATACAAGTACCATTCATGGAATCAACTTGACCACCGTGCTTGGCGAAAATAAAACAGTGTCAACTGGCAAGAGCACCATTGCTGCGCCGTCCATTGATATTGCATCTAGCGGGCCTACCGCCATTTCGGCCAAAGGCATCAGCGTAACTTCAAGTGCTGGTTCAACATACTCTTCAACAGGTGTCACTAGTGTTGAAGGCAAAGGAATTAATGTTGTAAGCAGCGGTGATGCGGTAATCAAAGGTAGCAAAATTAAACTAAACTAATATGCCACTATCAAATTTAACCAGCACAGCTGGCGCGTTATTAACACCAGCTTTTAATGTAGGTGTGCTTGCATATACGGTAGATATGCCATACACGTCATATGAAACTCCAACACGCACTGTAACAGCAACTACGAACGGTGAAACAATTACGATTAATGGTGTTGCGGTGGCGTCCGGTTCAGCGTGTGCAGCTACTTTTATAAATGTTGGCAACACGGTGTTTACAATAGCTGTGGCAGGAGCTACATATACTCTTACGGTTGTGCGCGCTGCGCCATCAGCGGTCAATACTCTTTCGGCTCTTGGTATATCAGTTGGCGCATTAACTCCATCTTTTTCGCCTAACATATACAATTACACCGCAAATGTAGCGTATGATGGCATTGCAACCACTTTGACGGCAGCTGCTACAAATGAAAATGCAAAAATTATTATAGAAGGAACAGCTAGCAACAGCCGCACACTTGATTTGCGTGTTGGCGCCAATAATATAGTCATAACGTGTACGGCCGAGGATGATATTAGCATTGCAACATATAATATAGCAGTTACTAGAGCGGATATTGAGGACAACATTGAGTTGATCAACAACAAAATATATGCAATAGGCGGGCAAAGCGGCCTAAGCAGTTTTAGCACACAGAGCGAAAGCAGCTATACACAAGTGCTTAAAGATTTTGCGCTTCGTGAATTGACGGTTGTTTCACAGGTGCAAGCATTAGCAGATTGTGCCAAAAATCTTCCATACCGTCTTATGGAACTAGCTATACAAAAGGCCGAGCAATTGATACTAAATAACCCGTTGGCACAAGATATTATGGCGCAGCTTAGCGCGCTTGAGGCACTCTATGCAAACATCAAGCGCATTAGTGAATTGGTCAATATAAAATTAACAAAAGAAGAAACACTAGCTGAAGCGCTGTTTCTAGCCAAGACGCTAACTGGTGTAGATCTTGTTGATAAAACCAATGATATTCTCAATAAGTTTGGTGATGTTGTTGGTATTGGTGATCTTATTAACAATTTGCAGCAATTAAACTTGTGTGAAATTACCAACTATGGTGCCAACGGTGCGGTGCGTCCAAGCCCAACAAAAATACCGTTGGGCTCGCCACCTCCACCAGTTGAAGGTGTAGCTTCTCCAGTTGCAAACATGACATATGATTCGGAGCCAAAAGACAGGTATGACGCATTTATATTTCAATTAAAAGAACATCTTGTTAAAGATCCGCAGAAAGTTGCTGCACTAGCCGCAACAGATTTGGAAAATTACATACGCATGCTAGGCATATGCAATACGCTTGCATACTCTTACCATGATAACATTTCACGCACAGCCGACGATGCTAAAGATGCCGAATATAAAGCAACATACCTAAAATTGGTACAAGACGAATTGAGTAAACACCCAGAATGGAACGGTGATTTAAAGGTTGACTATAATGGTCGCACATCTGTTATTGAAAATGAAATAACACGCAACACAGCTGTGATTCGTGCTTATTACTCGCGCAATGGCGCAGCATCTGGTGATTGGGTACCAATGTATATGACAGCATATGGTAATGCAGCAATTGATGTTACCACAAAGAATGAAATTGCGACTGGAAAACTTCAAAATTCTGATCAGTTTAATGGAGCATATAACGTTCCGCTGGTGCAAGGCACTAGTGTTGCAAGCAACTATTGGAAAGGCAAAACTGTACTTGAAATACGCTATGCTAAAGACCAGAGCCCAGTGGGAAGTGGTCGTGTTACGATTCATGACACGGGCGGCATGTCAAACAATGTTATTGACTATTATTGCGGAGACGACAAAGCATTGTACGATTCAATTAGCAAATCTGGCACAAACAATGGTGGGAAAACCAAACCAAGTTATGCTACAGCAATCGAAGTGCGTGTAGTAAGCGGTGGCCCCAAAGCAGGCAAGACGGTATGATATAAATATAAGGTAATGAGTAAAGGTTTATCGGATTACAATTCTTCACCAATTGCAGCGTCAGTTGTAGCAAAAACTGGATTATATTCCGATTTGGACTTGACGTTTTTAATTCATCCGACATTAAAAGATATTCGCCCTATTACTGATATTGACGCAGTCAGAGCAAGTGTTAAAAACTTAGTGCTAGCTGGCATGTATGAACGGCCATTTCATCCAGAGCTGGGTGGCGGCGTAAATACCTTGCTGTTTGAACCGGTCAACGCGTTTACTATAATATCTTTAAGAGACGCCATTTTGCGCGCGCTTAATGACGAGCCAAGAATTAAAAATATTGGAGTTGAAATTATTGATGATAGCTTTCAAAATGCGTATGCAATAAACATAGAATTTACTGTATTGTATGATCAAAAAATAGAAGTACAATTTTATCTAGACCGCTTACGCTAACACCAAAACCAAAACAATGCAAACACTTAATGTAACCGAATTGGATTTTGATGCAATCAAAGCAAATTTAATTTCGTATTTTTCTACATCCGATTCTCAATTTAAAGATTGGAATTATAGTGGAAGCGGTCTTAATCAGCTTATTGATATTCTTGCGTACAATACACATTACAATGCATTGCTAGCGCACATGGCATTAAACGAAACATTTATTGATAGCGCGCAATTGCGCAGCAGTGTTGTTTCAAATGCCAAATTGGTTGGTTATATACCTCGCAGCAAATCAGCAGCAACCGCCAGATTAACATTAACATTAACATATGCAGCTAGTGTACCCATTCAAAGCAGTGGTATACTTTTGCCCCGCGGCACGCGATTTAAAACAGTTCTAAACGATAACACATATTATTTTGTAAATCTTGATGAAACCGTACTGCCACATGTTAGCGGCTCAAATCAGTATACAAAAAACATTGATATACATCAAGGCACGGTTGATACAAAACGCTATCAAGTAAACAGTGTTACTGAACGCCTTGTTTATCAAATTGACGATGCCAATATAGACATGTCCACACTAATTGTTCGTGTGTATGATTCGGTGTCATCAACTAGCGCAACTACATATACCAAATACACTGAGGCAAATATTGGTGAAACTGGCAGCAATTCACAAATTTATTTTGCTGATGAAAATATTTATGGCAAATATCAAATTTCTTTTGGCAATGACGTATTTGGGAAAAGGCCCAACAATTTAAGTGTTGTTGAAATTGAATATCTAACAACTAGCGGTGCTGATTCAAATGGCGCAAACGTATTTTCTTTAGTAGACAATGTAAGTGTGCTAAATAATAATTATAGTCAAAACACAATAACCTTAGTTAGCGCATCTGGCAGTGGATCGGACAAAGAAGATATTGAAAGCGTAAGATTCAACGCACCAGCATCATTTGTTAGTCAAAACCGCGCAGTGACGGCTGATGATTATAAAACACTTATTTTAGCATCTTTTGCTGCGGCACAAAGTGTAGCGGTATGGGGAGGAGAAGACAATGATCCTCCTCAATATGGCAAAACCTTTTTGTGTATAAAACCAACAGAATCTTTAACACTCTCAGATATTCAGGAAGACGCCATTCGCGCTATTCTTAGACCTAAGAAAGTGCTAAGCATAGGAATAGAATTTGTCGATCCTACTTATATAAATTTGACGCTTGATGTGTTCTTTAAATATAATGATAGCAAAACAAATCTTTCAAAAGGAGAAATTGAAAACGAAATACGACAAACCATAATAAAGTTTAATACCACATACCTGGAACAATTTGACGGCGTATTCAGGCATTCCTCTCTCTTAAGAGCAATTGACAATTATAGTCCGGCCGTTTTAAATTCGATGGTAAGAGTATATGTTAGCAATTTGTCAGGCACTTTTGCAATTGACCCACAAAATCAACAGCGCACGGTGCTGCAATTTAACATGCCACTAAGCAATGACCAATCTGGTCATACCATTGTCAATTGTACGGGATTTAAAATAAAGTCTACCGAATGCTTTTTGGGTGACGAATCAATAACTGGCGACTCTACATATCGCAGATTGTATACTTACTATATAGATCAAAATACAAATAGCCGAATAAAAATAAATGCTAATGCTGGAAATATAAATGTTGTTACTGGCAAATTTGAAATTGATTCTATTTATGCGGACGAGTACTATGACATTATTTTGGATATTATACCAGCTAGCAATGATATTGCGCCAAAGCGCAATCAACTTATTACAATCAACGCAGCAAAGCTTAGTGTTTATGCAGAAAATGATAGCATTGCAGTGGGCGGCAGCAGCCGCAACGCTGATTATACCACATTCAAACGAGACCGATAAAGTGTATGTTATTAAGTATTGCTGACGGCCGCCCGCGCAACTTGGAAAGTGCGCGTACACAATCTCTGTTGCCATCTAATATTCAAGGTAGCGCAGCAAACTTGATTGCTTTCATAGAAAAGTATTATGAATACATTAACACTGTTGGATTGCCTTCAAGCGAAATTGGCGGCATTATAACAGATAAAGATATTGATACACCATCAAATCTTTATCTTGACAATATACGTGAACTTATTGCACTAAATATACCCAACAGCACGGTGTTGGATAAGGTATCGCTCTATAAGATAATTGTAAAATATTACAATACGCGCGGTTCAGAAGAAAGTATTGCGGCCTTCTTTAAAATATTTTTAAATATAATTGTAAGTGTATCATACCCTAAAGATCAGCTGTTTACGCCTTCATCAGGTAAGTTTAAACGAATAACCTACGCTGTGGAGCCAACGCAATTGACAAGTGCACCGGTCAACGGTATTCCTGATAAAATAAACGTATTTACTATTGAACAGGTTCTTAATTTTACCAACGAGGTATTTACTGCGGGCGCTGTCAATCAAATTTTAACAATAGCTGTGCCATTAACAAGCAATGGTTCCACAGTGGTTACTTTTGATACATTGAGTTTTGTTGGCTTTTATAACGGCAAAATGGCATATACCAACGGCGGTGTAATTTCTGCCACTGCTACATATACTGATGCAATGTATTATGACAGCCTAAGGTGGGTATTGGAAAAAAAAACCAGTGCTGGTGCCAGTATAGCAAAGTGGTGGAACACCACAGGCGAGGGTGAGGCTCAAGCGCCGACGGCCAGTTCGCTATGGACCGCGCAAGGAAGCGCTACAGGTACACCGGTTATTTCATTTGTCACTGGCGATGCATCACCTCCAGCCACGGTGCCAATCAATGGTAATATGTATGCAGCTGTTGGATCCGGCCATCGGCGCGTTGTATACAAATGTACAGATGCTGGCACTGCGGTTGGCCGCAGTATAGTGTGGGAGCCGTTTCAGGAATGGCAGTATGAAAACGTGCGAGGTATGCCTTCAAACACTGATAAAATTCAGGACAGCTATTATTGGCAATTGCATTCATACGCTATCAATTCGCCAATTGATTCATCAGTTTGGCTTGATCAGTATTTAAGATTTGTTCACCCGGCCGGATTAAAATTGTTTGCACAGCTTTTTTTGCAAGTGTTTAGCGCCAATGAATGGAATAATCCAATTGAAGATTATTATTTTTTACAAACGGCGTCTGATCCCAATTCATGGTTATCTTCTCTAATTTGGGATAAAGCACAAAATCACCAGCATTCGCCAAAATATCAGCCGGGATGGAATCGCAATAAACAGCTATCATTCACCACACTAGTAAATAGCAATTTGGACAACAACAGCACCGCTGCTAAAGTTTTTGCACACGCCGGATATGTTGCGCTAAATATAAGATTAATAGAAAACGCAAATGGCACACCGCAAAATGAGCGCACCATGAATGCTGCAGCGTATGATAGCGCATTAAAGTTTCGCGACCCCGCTAGTTTGGATAGTGCTGTTTTAAACAGCACCATCGAGCAGTTTACCGAGCCGTATTATTCAGCTTCGCAATATGGCATCAGGCGCAATCTTTCGTCATATGTAATTCAAAAACCGACGACATAACAGCACAACGCCAACCGCACTCATATAAATAGATTTAATAAAAATAAAATATGTCAGCAATTATTACAGATACATTCCGCAGATCAAACGCAAAAGCTTTTGTTGATGATATTGTCGGCGGCGCGACCAACAAATATTTCATAGGCATTGGGCGGTCTGACCGGTGGGATGCCTATGAAGATACTTCATACCCCGTCCCTTCTTCAACTGGAGGATATTCTGATTCTCTTGAAGTGTTAAACAATTTGCAGGCATTGCAAAAATTAGGGAGTGGCGCCGACACTGCAAAAATTGTTATACCAAGTGTTGCGCTTACGGTTGGCGCGGAATACAAGACATACAACTCGCATGATTCGTCATGCTTTTTGCCTGACACCGCAAACAGTTTATTGCCCTGCTATGGTTTACGAATTGTTAGTGCCGTCAGCTCATTTTTGTATGTGTGTGTTGGCAAAGCCACATCCACCACCACACTGGCCAGTGTGCCAACCGACGTCACCTACGGCATCGCTACCGTTGGCGCCGGTGCCACCGCTAGTTACTGGGTGCTGGTACAGGAAATCACTTCGCCATCCTCTGATTTGTTTGTGGAAATAAGAACCACGGCGCTAACCGCAATCACCACACCCGCTGCCGCAACCGTAAAAGGTGGCAGTGGTGGTGCACTTACTGGTTTACATGTAATTAACGGTGGACGCTATCCGCAAGCCGCGACATTAACTGGATATTTGTATTTGAGCGACGACGGCATCGTCACAAATGTTGGAGACACCGTCATAGCGATTACTTCAAGCAACATTAGCTGGAGCATAGTGGGTGGGTACAAAGTAATCACGAGCGTAACATTACCAGTTGGTGTTGGTGCGTACAAAGGAATAATCAAAGGGAGCGTGCGAATCATATCAACCGCCGCGGTGGTGCCTGGCGACTATCCGGCAATAGTTGCGCCAATTGTTGCGCCAAGCAGCGGGTTTGGTTACAACCCGTTTGATGTAATGCCATCATGGTTTGCCAGTTTGCAAGCAACATTAAGTGCAATAGGCAACGACACTTTTTATAATGGCTACCGACAAATTTCGGTTATTAAAAATCCAAACGCGACGGCAATTGATTCAACATACAATGCATTAAAGTATTTGGCAGGCACGGATTTAACAAATGGGTTAGCCGCCGAGCTCGTTGAAGGTGCATTACTTTGTCAAACACGCACAGGAACCGGCGGGACGATCAGCGATAATCTTAGCGGCCGACTCACAGTGGTTGGCGTTGTTGATAAGTATGACCCCGACAACGATAAATTATATTATCACCAAAACTATTGGAGCGGGTTTAGTGAATTGAGTACTACCATCAAAAGTGTGTCGGTTGGGTCAATGGATGCGCGCGGCGTAATTTCTCTAGGAAATACAACCGTATCATACAGCAATACGGTCGCTTCGCTTGACAATGCAGAAATAACCGACTCTGCGGCTACATTTAGCCGCGGCGATGTTCTTTTTGTTGAAAACCGCAGAAAAATTACACGCAGTAATACACAAACTGAAAATATTAAAATTATCATTCAATTCTAATGGCAATTACCACAAACAATTCCACCTATCACGACGATTTTAATACGCCTGATAGCAATACGCCTGCGTTAACGCCAAATGATAAAAACTATTTGCGCATACTCTTTAAACCTGCTTATAGTGTTCAGGCTAGAGAGTTAAATCAAATGCAGAGTATGCTGCAGAGTCAAATTGATAAATTTGGCCGCAGCATATGGAATGATAATGTTGCTGTTACTGGTGGCGAAACAACATTTTCAAAAGATATACAATATGTTGAAGTTACGTTTACAACTGCTCCTAGCGCAGCTGCATTGGCAGGCATTTTAACTTTATCATATACGGCAGTAGGAAACACCACCATAACAGCTGACGTTTTAAAATATGAATTGGTGTTGGGCTTTAGGTACAGATTTTATATAAGATACCGCACCTCAGCTATTTCTAGCGCTGGCCAAACAAACATATCCAACTTTACCGGTGTTGCAACACTATCCACAAACGCTAATACAAACGTAGCATTAAACACCACTGGTTATGCATGCGCCATATATATGGCAGCTGGTATATTCTTTACCAAAGGGAGTTTTGTTGCATCGCCCGCGCAAGAATATTTCTTTACGCTAGCATCACAAAATCAAACTGTGGTTGGCAACGCGGTATTGACCGTGCTGGAACAATATATAACATCATATGAGGATTCTACATTGCTTGACAACGCGGCAGACTCTCCAAATGCTAGTGCGCCAGGAGCAGACCGCTATTCTATAGATTTGGTATTGGGCTTTGATGCCACCGACGTTGTAACTGAAGATAGCGTTGCAAAAATTGTATTAAAGAATATTGTAAACAGTGTTCCAACCGCAACTGTTGATGAGCGCACCTCAAGCTTTGATAAAAAATTAGCAGAGCGTACATTTGAAGAAAGCGGAAATTATGTACTTGACCCGTTTAAAATAAATGTGCGCGAATTGTATGACGACGGATCCAATATTGGGCGCTTTACAGCTGAAAATCTCGATAAAGCTGGGTATGGCACGTCGCTATTGCCAGGTGAAAGTTTAACCGGTTGGGTAACCGACGCAAAAGCACGCTATTCATTAGAAGTTGACAAGTCAACTGCATATGTTGAAGGGCATCGTGTTGTTCTTAATGCCAAGTATGACATTAATGCAACAAAAGCGCGTGACACCAGTCCATCGGCATTGTTATCAAATACTTCAGCTGCAACGGGTAATTATGTGTTGGGCACATTTGATGCCAGCTCACTGTTGCCAAATACAACAGACATTACAAAACGATTTAACTTAAATGTATTGTCGGTAACCAAGCAAGCAACTGTTACAGCTGGCTCTGCATCAATTTACATATTATCTGGAACCGCAGGACTTGTGGTTGGCATGCCTGTTACAGTAAATTCTATTGGTTGCACCATTGCATCAATCAATGCCTCAGCAAACACAATTACAGTAACAGGAAGTACAGGAAGTGGTGGAGGGGTTACTACGCCAATTCTTACATTTGGGTCATTAACAACTGTACCAGCCACATGCAAGATAAAGACAGTTGAATTGGAAGGAGGAACTACATATCGTATATACCTATATGACATTCAAATGGCGGCTGGTACAACGGCAAATATAGCACAACTTAATCGTTTATATTTAACGGCTGACACATTTAATTTTAGCATAACTAAAGCACTCTCTGAAACCACAAGTGATACTGCAATTTTCCCACTACCATACACCGCAGTGAAAAGTGTAACTGGTGTTAAGTATATCTTAAGACATGTCGCAAGCGGTGTCAGAACAACTAGTATGACAACTCTCCCGCTTGACATACCAAGCGGTGGCGCAATTGTTGATGGCAGCCCAGGCAATGTAATTTTAAATATCAATGGATCTTTTGTTGTGCCATCTGCGAATATCACAACAAGTGGTATTCCGGTGGGATCAGGCGGTGCAACCGGTGCATGGAGTGCGGTTATACCAGTTCTGATGGATGGCGCGGACGATAATGGTGAAACAGCAATTACAAAAACATTGGTTAGCGCAAGTCAATCATTTACAGCAAATGCTATTTCAAGTACAGTAAATGCAACTGCTATTATTGCAGGTAACCGTTATCAAATTTTAGCTCCAGGCTCAACCATTTTTACCAATTTTGGAGCAATCAATAGCACTGCTGGCACGGTATTTGTTGCAACAACTTCAGGCACCAGCGGTTCTGGAACTGGAACAGTAACACAAGCTGTCACAGAATTTACATTAAGCCAAGCTGATGTATTTAAACTTACGGCTGTTACATTAACAAAAAGTGGCGTGGCCACGCCAATTGATATTTTGTCCGATTGTACAATTAGTGATGATGGGCAGCGTTCAAACTATTATACAAATGTTAAAGTAAAGTATAATGGTACGCGCGTGTTTGTTTCTACCGATACCATAATATTTACATATAGTTACTTGAGCCGCAATGGAGCCGATATCAATGGATTTACTACAGTTGATAGTTACAACAGCAGCACAAATATTGCGGGCGGATTAACATATGATACCATTCCTTCATTTGCTGGAACGCGTCTATCAGACGTGATTGATTTTCGCCCAATCATATTGTCCGGTGCAAGTGCAACTAGCACAAAGCAACAAATTGATCCTGGCAGCGCGCTATTGTCAAAAAGCGTAGTTTATTATTCGCGTATTGACCAACTGGTGGTGTGCAGTGACGCGACATTTAAAATTCAAAAAGGAACACCTGCAATAGCGCCTGTTGATCCCAAGCCTCTGGCCAACAGCATGACGCTATACAAGTTAGAAATTCCTGCATATACGTATGACACCGCTGACATTAAAATACATTACATTGATAATCGCCGGTATACCATGCGTGATATTGGTGCGCTTGAGTCAAGAATGATAAGCCTTGAGACATATACTGAATTGTCAAAGCTTGAAATGGCTGCCCAAAATAAAGTAATTACTGATATACTTGGCTCACGATTTAAAAACGCAGTGCTAACTGATGGCTTTGTAAATCATAATGTTGGCGATAACCTTAATGCTGCATATAATTGTTCAATAGATCCACAGCAAGGTATAGCGCGCCCATCATTTTCAACGCGTCGTGTTGATTTTAAGCGTGACATCGCGTCACAAATAGGTATTCGCGTTGGTGAAAATATTGCTACGTTAAATTATACGGAAGAGGTGTTGATTAATCAGCCATATGCAAGCAGTTATGAAAGTGTTAATCCATATGAAATTACCACTTACAACGGGAGCATTGAACTTAGTCCTAGCAGTGATGAATGGAAAGATGTAACAACACTGCAAGAAAAAATCGTTTTGAGCACCGCCGCATTTGATAATGCCGTTAAAAATACAGTGCTTGGGCAAGTATGGAACAATTGGACAACCACTTGGACTGGCGCCACGCGCGTATGGCAAAGCGGATTTCACAGCGTATTTAATCCGGCGGCCGGCTTTAAAATGCGGCAACGCGTTGCATCTAATGATCGTATCATAGGTAGAAGAGGCACCTTTACTACACTTGCATTTACCGATATTGTTGAACGTAAAGAAGATCGCATAATTGATGTTAGCTTTATACCATTTATGCGGTCACGCAGAGTATATTTCCGCGCTAAGCGACTAAAGCCAAATACACGGGTATACCCTTTCTTTGACGGTATTGATATTGGTGCATACACAATGTCAACAACATTTGTACCTTTTAGAGACTCTACTCTGGTTCGTGATTACAAAGGAGCAGTTGCGCCAGCACTTGATTTTACGGCTAGCGCTTTAATTACCAATGACTATGGTGAAGTTGAAGGCGCTTTCTTGGTGCCAAACAACAATTCACTAAAATTTAAGGTTGGCTCTCGTGTATTTAAGCTTACTGATAGCCCGCGCAACATTGAAGCTGATGCAACCACTTTTGTGAACACTGATTATACCGCAACTGGTATTTCTGAAACACACCAAACCAATATTATAACAACACGCGTTCCGCAGGTTAGAACCATTGTGAATTCAGAATCATTGGCGCTGGTGGACACTCAAGTAACGTGGGACGACCCGTTGGCACAAAGCTTTATGCTTAGCAATATACCAACTGGCGCATATATTACAAGCATTGACTTGTATTTTAGGGCAATAAGTTCCACAAGCCCAGTTACCATTCACATTGTCACAATGGAAAATGGCTATCCTACACAAAAGATTGTTCCTTTTTCGGTTGTCACAAAGAATCCTTATCCAGCTGCTGGTGTTACCGCAACGCCACTTATAAGTGTATCAGCTGATTCTACAGTTGCAACAAACTTTAGGTTTAGTGACCCGGTATATCTTAAAGCAAACACTGAATATGCTATTGTGATTATGTCAAACGATCCAAAATATCAAGTTTGGGTTGCTGACAACAACGGGTTTGATGTAACATATGGCTCTCCTCAAAAACCTATCAATAAGAATGTTTATGCTGGTGTATTCTTTAAGAGTCAAAATGGCAGCACATGGAGTGCAGACCAAACACGTGACCTTAAGTTTAAAATAAATCGTGCGGTGTTTGTGCCGGCTGGCGTACTATCATTTAAGCCAGTTCTTGATGATGGCGTGGCAAGCATTGTTGTCAATGCACAAACGTCTGCTGTTAATACCGGATTCACACCAACCGCCACCGTAATATTGCCAGCGCCTGCTGATAGTACGCTAGCCGGCGCAAACACCGCCAATTATAGGAGAGCAACCGCAACTCTTACGGTTGACCCTTCAACAGGCGCGGTGCTTGCGGTAAACATTACAGATCGTGGCAAAGGATATGGGAGCAATGATACACAAGCGCGGTTTAACACACAAACTACCTGGACAAGCAATGGCAGCACGTCAAACAATACGTTGCTAAGCAACTTTACGGTAAGTCTTGACAGCGCTACGTTATCGTCATTAAATCTTACACAAAGTAACTTAAATATTCCAAGCACAACAATTGATAACATCCTAACACTGGGAACTGGTGTTACTGCAGTTACTTCGCCAGTTGAAGCATATGAAAACTATGATTTGAATATGCTTTACACCATAGACAGCGCAAGCGCGCCCAATACCATATTGACAACTGCAGTTACCACAAGCAGCGATTATGTAAGCCCGGTTGTTGACTTGGATCGCGTTTCACTGCTGGCCATCAAGAATGAAGTGAACAATTCACTTGTTGGCGAAACAATATTTGATGCTGGTGCCGCAACATCGCGCTATCTTACAAAGCTTATTAAACTTGACAAACCGGCCAATCAATTAAATGTATATATGGATGTAAATCGTCCATCAGCCGCAGCCGACATTGCGGTTTTCACCAAACTCATATATGATGGCAACGAAAATATTCCGAGCGGCTGGGTTTTGCAAAAACCAATAAATTTAATTAATATTTCATCGTCATATGAAGATTTTTCAGAATGTGAATATGAAATCAATTCGTCTCAAAATGATTTCTTAGCATTTGCTGTTAAGATTGTATTTCTTTCAAGCAATACATATGAGGTGGTAAGTTTGGCCAATCTTAAGGTGGTTGCAACAACTGGATTATAATGAGCACGCGCTTAAAAGTAAAAGACAATTTAAAGCTGGAACGTGATGTTTCTACAAATGCAATTATTAATACTGATGTTTCATCATATGAAACAGCCATACTGCGACGTGCAGCATTTTTAAAAAAAGATGTGCAAATAGCAGCATTGCAAACTAGTGTTGAAACGTTGCAAACACAGCATGCTGCAATGCAAGCGCAAATTGAAAAGCTTATCACAATAAATAACATTAATAATTCTACAATATAATGGCCATTTTTTCCACCGATTATACAGCATTCGCAACGTATGCAAACACCCAGTTGCCTGCTGCTGCTGGCGTGCTTATCACCGATACATTTGACAGCTGGCGAAAGAAAACCAACGGTTTAATTGTTCTTCTTGATGGAGCCACTGGCACTGGCGGTTTAAGCCCTGCAAATTTAAGCAATGGGCGACCATATTGGGACAGCACTGGTGCTGTTATGATTGCGGGTGGCAGCGGAGGCGCCACCGGCCCAGGCGTCGCCAGTGCCGTTGCTTTAACGGTTAAAGCAAATACCACCGTTGACGCAATGCGTATTACCCAAGCTGGCAGCGGCGCCGCTTTATACATTCCTGATACTGGCAATGGCTCGCCTTTTATAGTAGAATCAAGTGGCCGAGTAATTGTTGGCCACACTGCGCCATTGCAATTTACTAACCGGGCCACCAACACCCAGGGTCTGCTATCGCCTCGTATTGGAGTGATGGGATCCAACACCGTGGCTTCACCTACACCGTCTGTTGCTATATTTCAATCGAACACTGACGCTCACGGCGGAGTGTTGGCATTTGTCAAGTCAAGAGGCACTGCTGGCTCTAGAGCAATTGTCACGAACGGTGATTCGCTTGGAATAATTGATTGGCAAGGGTATGCAACAGCTTCGCTAAATATTACAGCTGCGGCAATTGAAGCAAAAGCTGAGGGAACAGTAAACGCGACCGCGGTGCCTGGCATTTTGACATTCTCTACAAACACAGGCACCGTGTTAACTGAACGCATGCGCATTGACAGTGCTGGAAATATTGGTATTGGAAAGACTGCTGCTATAGGTGTTAAGTTGGATGTGCTTGGCGCGGTTACTGCATCTGGTGAGATCACTGGCAATTCGTTGAAAATTGGCGCGGTTACGATATCTAATGCTGGTGCTATTAGTGGTATTTCAGGCCTGACACTCGACGCTAGCACCAACTTTGGAACAGCTGGTGAGCTTAGCGGAGGCACCCTTAAAATAAACAACGCCTTTAGTGTAGGCACAACCGGTGCAGTAACTGGCGTAACCACATTAGCCGCAAGTGGCAGAGTAAGCTGCGTCGGCTTGACTAGCACTGGCGGCATTGTGGCTGGCGGTGCGGTAACTGGTGTAACCACACTGGGTGCAAGCGGCGCGGTAAGCTGCGGCGGCTTGACTAGCACTGGCGGCATTGTGGCTGGCGGTGCAGTAACTGGCGTAACCACATTAGCCGCAAGCGCTGCGGTAACTTGTGGCAGCTTGACTAGCAATGGCGGCATTGTGGCTGGCGGTGCAGTAACTGGCGTAACCACACTGGGTGCAAGCGGCGCGGTAACTTGTGGCAGCTTGACTAGCAATGGCGGCATTGTGGCTGGCGGTGCAGTAAGCGGCGTAACCACATTAGCTGTGGGCGGTGCGGTAACTGGCGTAACCACATTAGCTGTGAGCGGTGCAGTAACCGGTGTAACCACATTAGCCGCAAGCGGCGCGGTAACTTGTGGCAGCTTGACTAGCAATGGCGCCATTGTGGCTGGCGGTGCAGTAACTGGCGTAACCACGCTAACTGCAAGTGGCGCGGTAAGTTGTGGAGGTTCGTTAACAATCAACCGCAATACCGGCGCTGACGAAGGCGGCCAAATAGATTTGGTGGGTGGAAGCGGCAGCTGGCCAAATCAAACCATTGATTCATACAGAAACACTTTAAGATTTATAGATGGACAGGGCGGCGGGACAGTCACTTTTAACAACGGGTCAATCCTGACAACCGGCCAACTTTATGTAAACAATGCCTCTCCTACCATTTACATGCAGGACACCAATCACCGCAGCGCAATGCTGCATGTGAACGAAAACACGTTTTATGTTTTGCCAGGGACTGGCGTCAATTCCACCACCTGGGCCAACCCCGGGCCCTTCCCCGGCGCCCGCTATGCGTTATCGATTAATCTTAATGATGGCTATGCGGCTTTTGGAGGTGTAATCAATACTCCTTCTCAAATGCAGGCAAGTAGCTTTTATGTTACTTCGTCGCTGCGATACAAACAAAATGTACAGCCGTTAAGCAATGCATTGAGCCTGGTTGAAAAACTGCAAGGCGTAACATTTGATTGGAAAGAGTCTGGGCAGAGCGATATTGGTCTTATTGCCGAACAAGTAAATGAAGTGCTTCCAGAGTTTGTATGCAGAGATGAACAGGGACTAATTATGGCAGTTGATTATGGCAAAATAACGTCAGTTCTTATTGAGGCAGTTAAAGAATTGGCCGCGCTGGTAAAATTAAAAAATTAATATATGGCAACAGGCTTCACCGTTGGAACAACCGATTTGGACAGTATATTTAAGCTGAAGCATATCCATACAGCGGCGCGCGGCGATCTCGCCTACTATAGCGACTATATTGGTGTGGGTGGGACCGTGTCTTCTCGCTATCAGCCGTCTCTTGAAACAAAAGATCAAATAGGTTGGCATACCGGGTTTGGCCACGATGTCACCGATTTTAGATACATATTTCAGGCTATAAACTATTATGCGATTGAGGCGGACTTAAGTTCCACTCAAGAAACTACAAGCAATTATGCCTGGAATGACAACGGCGTAATACATTACACGGTTTACACTAAATATTTACAACCTGACTCGTACGGCAACTATTCCTTTACGGTGACGCTTGAAGGGATTAGACAGGACGTTTATTACGTGAATGGGTGGATAACCTATCAGTATGGAAATTTTGCCGGTCGCAATGCTCAGAACTATGGTATAACTATAAGATGTAGTATTAGTGGTGTTGCTGTTTATCGTGAAATACACGTTACCTATGGTGGCGGTAACCAAAGCGTCACCATAAGGTAAGACAATATGAATATTAAGCTTTCAACGCAAAATAAGATTTATAGAGGCGAGATTATAGAGCAAACCGACGCATACATTGTGCTGCGTGACGCCATTACTTCAAAAAAAGTTAAGGTAAATTTGGTGTTGCCTGTTGTAATTTCCAGTTATATAGACCAAGGCATGGCCGACATGTCTCGCGATTTGGATTATATTAAATTGGCAAATGAAAATTCAATATTCTCTGCTGCTGATAAAAATACAATAGATCAATCGGATGCTCCTCATGTAACATATAAATTGCTGCATGGATTGCGCTCTCTTGGATTGGCATGCAATAGTATAGAAGAAATTGATTTAACACTATTAAAAGAGAATATCAATCGGATAGTATTAGAACACTATAATACTCAGGTTGAGTACATTGATGAAGATGACGATTTGACCAATGAACAAAGGAGCAATCTTAAAGAGATTATAAGTAAAGTATTTAATGATTATATAGAATTGCTTAAAAAGTCAAATTCGCTAAAAGTTATACTATTAAATTGGCCTGCTCTATTTTCAGAGCAATTGCAATTTAACTCATTTTTAGTTTCAATAATTCCTGATGAAGGTTTGCCTAATAACATACGCTGATTATTATTTTAGAAGTGTGTTATCCTCATTTGAAAAATCAAAAATAGATTTTTGTAGGAGTAATAATATAGATTTTATTTTTGAGTCTATTAAGGTGTCCAACGAAAAAACAAGTTGGTCTAAAATTGATTTGATACTAAAACATATTTGCATGTATGATGCTGTTATCATATGCGACTATGACAGCGTTGTTATAGACACAAATTATAACATACGACCTTTGTTGGAAAAATATAAAGGGCTGTCTGATTGTGTTTGCGCTGAATTGGCTAATGGTTTCACATTGATTGGATGCAGCATATGGTATAATACACTAAACTCTATAAATGTGTTAAAACGCATAAGACAGCTTAAGATTGATGGTGATATGAGTTTTCTTGCAGAAGAAGCTGTGTTTAATGAAGTAATAAAAACACTTCCATTGCGAATAGCCATAAATAATAATGTAAACACCATATACAACTTGCATAATTATGATGATCCATTTTTATTACACTATGCTGGTGTTGGCAATCCTTTTAAAATAAAACAGCTTGAGCAAGAGAGACAATATAATTGCAGATGATCATGCCTTGCGTTTAGACCGTAATGAATGTATATGTCCATCATTTATACGGGATATAACAACATTGGCATGCATCACGCATAAAGATTATTTTACATATACTTCTGCATATGACTCTCAAAGAATGTACGCTGACGCTGTTGGTTGTTCTGATCATATGCTTTATGTAAATCATGGCTCAGAAATTATACTTAAAGAACTTATACAACAATTGGATGTTTCAGCCTGGGTTGTTCAGCATCCAACATTTGAATTGTTTAGTTTCTATTGTGAGCATTATGGTAAAAAAATAATAAAAGTTGATTATGTATACACCAAAGTATTTGATATAGAAATACCCACAGACAAAAGCAACCATGGGTTATATTTAGTAAGTCCGCATAACCCTACAGGCCATGTTTTTTCCTTAAATGAAATATTGAAATTGTCTAATCATTATAAGTATCTTATCATTGATGAAGCATACATTAATCCGCTGCAAACAATGCACCAGCTTCCAGAGAATTGTATTACGGTAAGAACTTTTAGTAAAATGGGTGGGCTGACTGGCATGAGGTTTGGGGTATGCATATCAAATAATAATGAAGTTATACACAAACTGAATCAAACAAGACCAATGTTTTTAAACACAATCACGTTGAAGTTGGTGTATTCCATCATTAAAAATCAGAGTTTATTACATAAACTCTACAAAGAATTTGAACAGGTTAAGATATGTCTTTCGGAATCGGGTTATAGTATTGTCTCTGCAGCTGGAAACTTTGCGCTATTAAATTGTCAGTCAGCAACATACAAAGGATATGCGCTTAAACCATATTTCTTTGGCTCTCAGCTGTTTCACCGATTAACATTAACAGACCAAGAAACATTTGCATCATTATGAGTAAGATATTTACATCATTCGTCACATCGCATAATAATCAATGCCGCGCTTTTTATATCGAAAAGTTAATACCACTATGGATAAAAATAAACAAAAAGTGGTGTGATGATCTTACAATCATTACCAATATACCAGATGAATTTGAAAAGTTGGACTTAAATGTAAAATGTATAGGATACGAAGATTCATTTTATGGAAAAAACCCTATAAAATATAATCCAATGAGCAGTCAACCTGCATGTTGGCTAAATTTTTTAAGTGGATTAAATGAGAATGAGACCGCACTTTATCTTGATCCCGACGCCTTTCTATGTAATGATACATTATTAAAATTGCTTAATGAAGTGGAGGACCATATGTTAAACAAAAAGATAATTACATATGGCAATTCAGACGCAGGAGTTGCGTTATTAAGAAATACATTAAATACCAGAACCATGTTAAAGAATGTTGAAATTACATTAAATGATCCTCATATATCTTGTAATATAGAACATTATTATAACAAACACTTTAGGGGAAAAGGCAAATACTATATTCCTTGGAAGAAAGCATCCATATACTTACATGGTAATGTATGCGGCCAAAAGGACAAAATAGATTGTATTCACGGAAGCGATATCCGTGTAATACAGAGTCAAATATTAAATGATTACCATGTTTCTGATAATGTGGCTCAAATTGCAAAACAAACTCCTTTTGAGTTTGATATTTTAGAAGCTTTTCAAATTATGTATGAAAAGGAATGCATAAGAAACTATTAAACTAAAGATACCTCTGGGCTGGTATTTGTTCGGTTAACAATATCAACTGGCGCCATGTTTAAATGAATTGGATTAGTACTATATACAATACTGTTTTCAGATTTATTGCACAACAGCTGATCACAATTATTGCAATATGAATGCTTGCTATATTCATTAGCGTTGTGTGATTCGCGCAATGATTTATAAGCATCTCCTTTAAGAATCTCTTCTAATGTTTGTTTGGACGCATCTCCAAGTTTAATTGATTCATTATAATCATAGCAGCATGGAACAACTATTCCATTCCAGTTGATTTGCAATGGGCCACTTTGAGGGCGGCCACACGACTTTTTGCCTACATTAGCATCTAAAGAGCGGTATTGCTTCCCATCACCAAAGTTGTGTGGTTTCCATATTTCATAATAATCAACCGTATCACGTATTACATCTGGACATTTATCTATTGCAACATCACCATCAAAGTCTAGTATAAAATGACTTACTTCAATGCTTTTATAGCGATTCTTTATGTCTTTAAGAAGTTTTATATTTTGAAGAGTGGTTTCATAATGGCCTCCTTTCATTGTTTTTTCATATTCACCTTTTGAAAATCCATAAAAGCTTAAACGCAATTCACTTAATCCATTTTTTACAGCACTTTCAATTTTGGATAATCCAACGTCATATTGTGATGGCGAGTGTAACAATGAAGCATTTGTTATTACATATGTTTTTAAGCCATTTTTTGTAGCTATAGCAATTTTTTCTTCTAGTGTAGGATCAATAAAAGGTTCTCCAAAATTGGTTAATGTAATTTTGGTTGCGCCCATTGTTATAACCTGATCAATGATACCATTATACAATTGCATACTCATAATTCCTTTTTTACGAGTATGCTTTTCTCTGGGACACATCGTGCAATGATAGTTGCACAAATTTGTTGGTTCCATACGAACTTCTTTATTTTTAAGCTTCATCATGGTTCCACAGTTGACCTTCTTTAATTCCACCAATATCACATTTAGCGCATGGGTTTAAACCATTTCTTTGAGTATTCAACATACTTTTAACAAATGTTAAATATGCATTGCTTTTTAGATATTGTTCTAATGTTAAGTTTTTAACGTTCAAACTTGCTTTTGATATTTCAGATTCTCGATGCCAATCCGAATGACACAGTAAGTAATTACCGTTCCAATCAATCATTGCTTTATAAAACGCAATGTGGCATGGGCGGTTAGGGTTTACACCAAAAGCGCTATCAAATGGAGCAGTACCTCCTCGATTATAAAACTCTAATGTTTTAGCTTCATACACCTTTTTGATTGTTAAATTTTTAGAAGTATAATTACTTTCACTCAACATGTCCAATAACTTTTCATACTGAGATTCATTGTCATAAAGATCAATTTTAAGTTCAAACAGTCCAAATGAATCCAACAGTTTTAATTTATCAATTGTCAGCAAATCAAAATTGGTTATGAGTATTGTCTGATAGTGCTTTGACAATAATTCCAAACCATACATAATATCTTTACACATAAGAGGCTCGGAAAAACCACTGCAACATATTTGGCCTTTATAGTTTGAAGATTGCAATGAGTGCAAAACCTGGTCAAAGGTTTCACGAGACATGTGTTTGTTTTGATTAGGATATACTTTACTATCATACCGTGGGCAAAACCAGCATTTACGCGTGCACAATTCGGTGACATTTAATTCAACCAAGTTGATGCGAGTAGTAAACATATTCATAATAGTGTATCTATGTGTTTTAATTTTTCATCTGCTATTAGTTTTTTAATAATTCGATTTTCTGCTAGATAGCATGAATGTTCAAGTGCTATTTTTCCCATGTTTTCGGGCTTATCATCATTTTTATAAAAATGATATGATTTGCGATATGAATCAATACCAAAATAATACAATTCATAATCCGCTGTAACTGCATACAATAATGATTGTAAGCCAAGCGAGTGATATGAATGATTATCTAATTTATAATTGCTAATTTTACGTGTTTTAATATAAGGTGGGACAGTAAAATTAAATAGAGAAGAATCATATACTGTGTTATACCATGTTTCATGGATTTTAGATTGTGCTATAATATCATGAATTTTGCTTTGCTCTTCTAGCGTAGGATCAAATATCGGATCACTGTTATACCATCCACAGCAGGCCCATATTGTAGGATCACCAAGATATCTGTTATAATCGTTCATCTTAAAAATAGATTGGTTCATAATGACAATTTCATTAAAATTCTCATTTAAGAATTCTCCTCTTTCTTTTTCAATTACATCTCCACCAGTTCCAATTATCGCCATTTTTTTCTTGTTCATATCATTTAACTTAAAAATCGGTTTTGAATATGCATAATTTATATATAGAAAAAAGTTTATTATAAATACCGTATATGGCAATGTACGCAGACTTATATGCCGATCAAGGATCGCACTTTAGCACCGTTGTTAGTGTAGGCACCGGCAACGCCTTTGACACAAATTTAAGCGGATACACCGCACGCGGCAAGATTCGCAAATCATACGCTTCCACTGGTGCATACAGTTTTACGGTAACCGTCGCAAGCCCTACCACGCTTGGGCAACTGCTGGTTTCTCTATCCTCGGCCGAGACACAAGCTATCAAGCCAGGGCGTTACTTGTATGACATTGAAATTATACAAACATCAACACTTAAAGTTACGCGTGTGCTTGAAGGTCAAATTGATTTTAGTCCTAGTGTAACAAGTGTAATCACACCGTCCAATACACTTGATGAGCCACTCATTGACGGAGGAGTTTATTAAAATGATAACTGACACAATACTTCTTAAACGCTCAGATGTCGAGAATAAAGTACCATTGGTAACCGATCTCGAATATGGTGAAGTTGCATTAAATTATAAAGACGGAAAACTCTATTATAAAAATACATCAAATGCTGTTGTATTGCTAAACGCTGGCGGAGTAACAGGAAGCGGAGCAAGCGGAGCAAGTGGCGCTAGTGGGACGCCAGGAGCAACTGGTACGCCAGGAGCAACAGGTACGCCAGGAGCAACTGGAGCAACTGGAGCAACTGGAGCAACTGGAGCAACTGGAGCAACAGGTACGCCAGGAGCAACCG